AAGATAAGCGCAAAGCTAAAGGTCGTAACGGCATTACGGGTGCGCTCTCGACTACCGAGGCTGCTGAACTGAAGAACCTGAAAGCCAAACGCACGTCACTATCAAAGGAGGTGCGCAAGAATGAGGTTAATGCTTACTTCCAGGACTTAACCGGTATAGATAATGACACACTCGCCGAACAGATCGCTCAGCGTGAGAATTTGTTGGCGAAGATGAAGCTGTCGGGAACGCAGTATGGTGAGATTTGGATCGGCGATTCAAAATTGACCGGTACGTATTCTCGTCAGGAATTGGAGTATCAAGCCGATAAGCTGAAGAAAGAACAGTCTCGTCGTAGTGAGACGAAGAGTTCAAGTTCCGATTGGGCTGCTGCAGCCAAGAAAGAATATGATGACGCACTTACGGCGTACAATAAATTTATTAAAGATAAAGCGAATAAGCTCTCTAAAGAGGAGTTTGAAGAACAGAACAAAAAGCTAAAGGATACTCTGGATACGGCGAAAAAGAATTACGACAAGTACAAGCCGCAGACTGATAAAGACTCCGAATCGGCTCAAAAGAAAGCTGATAAGGCAAAGCGCGAAGCTGAACAACGCGAAGAACTGGAGCGTAAGCTTGGCCATGAACTCGTAGAGTTACAAAATTCTAATGAGGCTGAAAGTATTGAGGCGATGGAGAATGGGCTTGAGAAGAAGTTGGCTCAGATTCGCATAGATTACCAAAAGCGCAAAGAGGAAATTAAAAAACAGGAAGAAGAGTGGAAAAAGGACAACAAGAAAGCCGGACTTGGAAATAATCTGAGTGAGGAACAGCAATCGGCCATAAATACCGCCACGGAGCTAAACGAGGAAAAGCGTCGCAGGGCTATTGCTCAGACGTATCAAGATGAGTTTGCTCTGATGCAGGATACACTGCAGCGATATGGCACGTATCAACAGCAGAAATTGGCTATAACGTCAGAGTATGCCGAGAAGATAAAGAAGGCGACCGGAGCAGAGCGACAGTCGCTGATTGCAGAGCGCGATAGTAAATTGGCCGGAATCTCAGCCAATGAGCTGAATGTTAAGGTTGATTGGGCTATTGTATTCGGAGAGTTTGGCAGTATGTTTTCTAAGGTTATCAAGCCTGTCCTGGCTGACGCGAAGAAATATACTCAGACTGACGAATTTAAAAATCAAAGCCACGATAGTCAGCAAGCGGTTTATGACGCTATCAATAAGATGGAAGAAGCTGTTGGGGCTACCGGTCCCGCTGTTAGCTTCGGCAAACTTGGGCAAGAGATAGATGCTTATCAAAAGAGCGTTGAAGATCTTGAAGCCAAGCAGGATAAATATAAACTATCTTATGACCTTCTTATAAAAGCGCAAGAAAATTATAAGAAAGCGCAAGAGAGTGGCAATGCTGTTCAGATACAAGCAGCCGATGGTATCCTTCGCTGGGCGGAATCGCAAGAGCAATCTGCGGCATCAGCAGTTGAAACGCAACAACAAATAACCGATGGTTTCAAGCGTAATGTTACGGCAACGGCACAAGGTCTCAAGGCTGCAATGTCTAATATAGTAAGTGGGCTTCAGCAGTTATCGTCCGGCAATATCTCCGGGGCGTATACAGGTTTGATTGCGTTAGGTAAGGGAGCTGAGAAACTTGGTGGTAGCTTGGGCAAGGTTTCTAAAACAGTAGTCGATGCGCTTGAAAGTGTGCCTATTGTCGGGTTTGTTGCAGAAATTCTTGATGTATTAAAAGATGGCCTCAGTAAGCTCGTTAGCGGGTTGCTTGATACTGTATTCGATATAGTATCAAATATCTATAAGGATATATTCTCAGGCGATATTTTCAAGTCGCTTGGCGAATCTCTGCTTACCGGCATCAGCAATATCTTTGATGCTATAAGCTTTGGCGGATTTTCTAAACTCGTTGGTAATGGCGACAGTGACAAAGATCTGGCGAAAGACCTAGAATATCTATCTGCTGTAAATACTGCTTTGACCAAAGCGGTAGAGAACCTTACAGATGTGATGTCAGATACAGCCACATCTGACGCAAAAGATGTATATGAGCAACAGGTCGAGCTTATCAAGACTTCGATGGCTAATACTCAACAAGAGTTGCAACGCTCCGGGGCTGCGTATAGTAACGGATTCCTCGGTATCGGTGGTAGTCATTCGTCGAATAAGAAGATTGATGATGAGATGTCGTCGAGTGATTGGTCTCGTATAAGCTCTATTGTCGGCAAGACGGTTAATGGTGCTGCTGATTTTTGGACGATCACCAGTGAGCAAATGGCGAAGGTCGCCAACGAAGCACCTGACCTATATGCCAAGATCAAAAATCTTGCTGACGATGGTTATAAGAACTCCGCTCAATATATGGATGAGTATATTGAATACTATAAGCAGTTAGAAGAACTTCAAGATGCTTATTATGAGAAGCTGACTGATGTGTCGTTCGATGATGTGCGCGATGATTTTAAAAGTCAATTACTGGACATGACATCGGATGCAGAAGACTTTGCTGATAATCTTGACGACATCTTCATGGATGCTTTGGTTGAGAGCATGATGAGCGAGAAATATGCTGCGCGTCTCAAAGAATGGTACCAAGACTTTGCGAAGGCAATGGAAAAGGGCTCTCTCAGTGAGAGTGATGTTGATGCACTACGCGATGAATACTATGATATAGTAAATAGCGCGTTAGCGGAACGAAATGCGCTGATAGATGCACTTGAAATTGATACAAGCTCTACGAGTCAGACGGGACAGTCGGGCAGCTTCACGGCTATGAGTCAAGACCAAGGAACAAAGCTCGAAGGTTTGTTTACAAGCGTCCAAATGCACACGGCATCCATTGATGAGCATGTTGAGAATGTCACTGAGAAGATGTCTATCGCTACTGACCATCTCCGTAGAATCGAAGAAAATACAGGTCTGTCGGCAGATTATCTCTCGAATATAAAAGAAGATATTCAAAAAATTGTTCGAGATGGATTAAAAACGAGGTAATTATGGATAAGATTTTAGGAGGCCTCGTTCTGATGAACGAGGTTGATATATGGACCGAGTATGGAGTCTTCTTGACAGAGGAGAAGAAAGGTGGGCGTGATAACCTTACATCCATCATGTCCGCCGCAAAGACCAAAACTCACGTAGGCGTTGACTTCCGCGAGGCCAATGGCGTAAAATACTCGGATAAATTAGTGGTAACCAATCAAGAGCGTGAAGTTACTTTACATTTCGCATTGTACGCCAAGACGAAGTCTGAATGGCTCGAACGGTATCGTGCGTTTATCAAGTTCCTCAAGCAGGGCGATAATGGTTGGCTCAATATTGAATTTACCGAGTTGTCTATAACGATGAAGGTATATTACGTAGAGAGCAGTAGCTATAAGCCGCTGACATGCTTATGGAAAGAGGGCGTACAAGCAAGCCGGTTTAAGGTTAAGTTTTGCGAACCTCAACCTCAATTTTAATGATATTCAAACCAAGTTAGAATATGCTTTTAACGATATACGATAGTAATAATATAGCGAAGGCGCAATTGTCTCCCGACGATAGCTCTACTCAACAAAAAGAGCTTCAGGGCGATAATGTAATGTCTCTGTCGTTCAAGCTATACGAACATATAGCTTTGGACGTAAACGACTATATTGACTACGAAGGCGAGAGATATTGGCTGCAAGAACAATATTTGCCTAAACAAATTTCAACTGTTGAATGGCAGTATGATGTAAAGTTCTACGGCATCGAAAGCATGATAAAGCGTTTCCTTGTCATTAAACAAGTCGATGGCGAGAATGATCCTGTATTCACACTGACCGCACCGCCTCGAGAACATGTCGCTATGATTGTAAGCTGCATCAATAGCGGCATGGGGGTATCTGATTGGAAGGTTGGTACAGTTGATGGCACTGATAATATTGTAATTGACTATCAAGGTAAGTATTGCGATGAGGCTCTGAAAGAAATTGCTGAAGCAGTTGGCGGTCGTGCCGAATGGTGGTGCGATAGTCAAACTGTCAATATTTGCAGATGTGAGCAAGGCGAATCCATCGAATTGGGATATAACAACGGCCTAACATCTATTGATCCTGATAAGGCGGACAATGCAAAGTTTTATACGCGACTATTCCCGATAGGCAGTAGTCGTAATATTGATAGTAGTAAATACGGATTCAGCCGCCTTCAATTGCCGGATGGTGCAAAATTTGTCGAGATAAATACTGATAAGTATGGCATCTATGACTATTATGAGCAGTCAGCGTTCGCTGATATATATCCTCGCCGTATAGGAGTGGTCTCATCAGTGCGCAGTGAAACTGCTAGAGATGATGATGGCAACACATATTATATATATTATTTTAAGGACGATTCTCTGAATTTTGATCCTAACGATTATGAAATTGGTAGCCTCGTCAAGCGCGTCTCGTTCCAAGAAGGCAGTGAACTTGCCGGTCTTGGTTCTGAAGACGATGGGACATATTACTTTGAGGTGAATTATAATTCCAAGACAAAGGAATTTGAAATCATCACAATATGGCCGTATGATGACGACACACAGTTGCCCGGTGGTACATTGATTCCTAAGGTCGGTGATAAGTATATATTATGGAATATAAGTATGCCGACTGAGTATTATGCACTTGCCGAAGCGGAATTTCTCGAGGCGGTAAATGCTTATAATGATGAGAACGCGATTGATACAACCGTCTATAAATCATCTACGGACCATGTATGGATTGAGAATAATAATGTAGGTATATATATTGGTAGGCGTACTAGACTTGTAAGCAGCCAATATTTCCCCGAGGCGGGTTATCGTGATAGTCGTATCACTAAGATAACCAGAAAAGTTGTCTTGCCAGGCTCGATGGATATCGAAATTAGCGATGCGCTTAGCACTACATCTATGCAGAAGATGTCTAATGATATATCTGACATCAAATCATATGTAGAGCAATCATCAGTGTCTTTGCCTGATATTGTTAAGACAGGCGATAAAACAAAGCTTACCGACAACAACCTCTTATCGGCATTACGAACTTTGAGCGAAATAGCGGCTCGTGCGCTGTCCAAGGTTAGCGAGGATGTGGCGGCGGAGTTGATAAGGTTTGCGAAGGGTTTGACGTCTGACGGTATTGTCAGGGCTAAGGCCGGGGCGGAGTTTGGGGAGTTCGTGAAGTCGCTGTATGCGGGCAAGGGAGCGGGCGTTGATGCTGCGGGTAATGCGCAGGTTGAGAGCCTGGAGGTGCGCAGTTCGATGACGGTGATGGAGCTAATCATCAACCGCTTGTCGGCACTGGAGGGCGACCAACTACTGACGGAGGCGGACACAATAGAGCGCGTAGATGCGAGTGAGGCCGACCGAAATATTTATCAGCTGTACTTGAAGTCAAAATGGGACGGGTATTATACGGCACAGGTTGAGGGTAATGTCCTCAAGGGTGTTATCAATACGCTGGCGAAGGGCAGCGGCACGTATCAAACGTGCTGGATGCGCGTGAACTCGGTGAATATTACGGAGAATCGCATAGAGGTGTCGTTGTACGGTGATGAGGATGTGCCGAGCGGCAAGAATTACCCGCCATGCGAGTTGATGAAGGTAGCGCGTTGGGGTAATGCGGGTGCGTATACCGACCGTCAGTCGTGCTTGTACTTCTCGTCATCGGAGGGGCGTATTGTGAAGCTTGTGCATGTGACGAAGCCTATCATCGAAAAGAGCAACTACGGCTTTACGGTAGGTACGTTGCCTGAGTTCTTGGGTGAGCTGGGTCTGCCGATACGTGAGGGTTGGGATTATATGTACACGCCGGGTATCATCACTACGGATCTTATCACGGTGAATTATCAGGGGCAGCCGGTGGCGACGTATGTAGATCGCGGGCAGTGGCTGATAGGCGGTGCGTATTATTGTAACGCTCGCAATGAGGAGACGGGGGTATTTGAGACGAGTGATGTTTGGTATCAGGGCTGTAAGTGGCGATGTGCCAAGACGGGTACTCAGACGGTTCCGGCATGGAATAATACGGATTGGGCGATGATAGAGGGTAACCCGGAGTTCACGGTGGACTTTGTGGAGCAGGAATCGGTGTTTGATCCGGATAACTTCAACACGACGCTAACGGTAGTGGCGAAGTTGTATAATATAGATGTAACGGATGATGTGCTTGATGATGATGTTGTGTGGACGCGTTATAGCGAGGATGTCAATGGTGTTGAGCGTGTGAACTCGGATAAGGCATGGGGGATACGTCATGCGGGTGCGGGTAAGCAGATAAGCTTGACGCGTGATGATGTAGACTTCAACGGGTCGGATGTGCCGAAGGTGCTACGTTATACGGCAACGGTAACGCTGCGTGACGGCATGGGGAATGTGACACAGACGGATAGTATATCGTTAGAATTATAATAGAATGAGATATGAAGACCAAGAGATTTGACTTCAATTATCACCCTTTGCGATTGACGGTGAGTATAGCGCCGTTCAGTGGTGTTCCGGGGAGCCAGACGTATAATGCGGATGCTGATGAGTATGCTCCGGATTACAGGTTGACGCCGTTGACGATACAGCCGCGAGTGGGTGTCTTGGACCGTGACGGGATATTGCCTGCGGGCAGTGTCAATGCGTCGTTGTTCAATATAGTGTGGACGCAGATTATCGGCGGTGAGCGCACGACGATAGACAGTAGTGTGAGCGGTTATGCGATTACGACCTCGGGGGAGAACGCGGGGCGTATCATAGTGAGCCGCAATGCTTCGCCGGGCAGTCCGTTGACGCTAGAGATGTCAGCTGAGTATATAGATCCGCGCAATAAGCAGATTTATACGGTTAAGAAGTCGTTTATGATAATGTGTCGTAGTGCGACTTCGGCGGTGCGGCTGTTGCTTGACACGGCGGACCAGACGATATATAATCCGTTGACGGATGCACAGGTGCAGACAATCACGGCTCAGCTGATGGTTGGCAAGCAGGAGGTGACGGATGATAATAAGGTGATATTTGTGTGGGAGCTGTACCGCGAGAGTGCGGGCGAATGGTCGGAGGTTGGCTCGGATGAGTTTGACGGGTGGTTGGCTGTCTCGGTTGATACTCGCAAGATAGCCATCAGTCGTGATATGATGGGTGACGGTATCAAGTTGCGCTGTCGTGCGAAGTATTCGGCAGAGGGTAAGGCTGCGGCTGTCACGTTGAAGGATTCGTCTCCGAGTAAGACGGTGGTGC